ATCATCCCCTATACATACAAAAACAAGATTGTTGGTCACACAAGTAGGTTCTTAGACAATAAGATTCCGAAATATATCAACGAACAACAACCTGGTTATGTATTCGGTTATGATTTTCAACAACCTCAACAAAGTGTAACAATACTAGTCGAAGGCATCTTTGATGCATTGAGTCTAGGTGCTTGTGCATTAACTCATAATACGATTAATGATGACCAAGCAGAACTACTATCACAACTTAACAGACAAATCATTTTCGTTCCCGACCGTGATAAAACAGGATTCGATTCCTGTGAGAGAGCTATTCAATTAGGCTATAGCGTCAGCATCCCCAATTGGGAAAGTGACGTAAAAGATGTTAATGATGCCGTTGTCAAATATGGCAGACTACCTACACTACTCAGTATATTACAGTCTGCTACAATGAGCAAAATTAAAATAGAAATACAAAGGAAAAAAATTGCGAAACAAAACGGATTCTAAGAAGCAGATTGATTATACACCAGAAGTACAAAAACTATTTTTAAGAATGATGATGACTAACGCTGAGTTATATACTCGGGTTATGAACATTATGAATTCAGAAAACTTTGACAAAAGTTTGCGACCAGTCGCAGATATGTTCAAAGAACACACAGACAAATATAAAGTATTACCTGATGTAAATCAGATTAAAGCAGTGACAGGGGTAGAGATTGAACCTATTCCTGAAATGAGCGAAGGACACAATGAATGGTTCTTTGATGCATTTGAATCATTTACTAAACGACAAGAACTAGAACGAGCTATTCTTAAAGCGGCAGACTTGCTTGAGAAAGGTGACTTTAGTCCTGTAGAAAAACTAATCAAAGATGCAGTGCAGATTAGCTTACAACGAGACATGGGTACAGATTACTTCTTTGACCCTAAGGGTCGTATTAACAAATACTTCAATGCAGGTGGACAAGTAAGTACAGGCTGGCCACAGATGGATCGTATCTTGTATGGCGGTATGAGCCGAGGTGAACTCAACATTTTTGCAGGTGGTTCTGGTTCAGGTAAGTCACTTGTTATGATGAACATTGCATTGAACTGGTTACAAGCAGGTATGAGCGGAGTCTATATCACACTAGAACTTTCAGAAGAACTAACATCATTGCGTACTGATGCTATGTTAACACAGATGGGTACAAAGTCAATTCGTAAAGATATTGACACAACCGATCTTAAAGTTAAGATGGTAGGTAAGAAGTCTGGTAAGTATCGTGTTAAAGGATTGCCTGCACAAAGTAATGTGAATGATATTCGTGCTTACTTGAAAGAGGTACAGATTCAAACAGGTATCAAGATTGACTTTGTTATGGTTGACTACTTAGACTTGGTTATGCCTGTATCTGTTAAAGTTAATCCTAACGACCAGTTCATCAAAGACAAGTATGTCGCAGAAGAATTGCGTAACTTAGCTAAAGAAATGGGAATCTTATTAGTTACAGCTAGTCAGTTAAATCGTAGTGCGGTTGATGAGATTGAGTTTGACCATAGTCACATTGCTGGTGGTATCAGTAAGATTAATACTGCTGATAACGTGTTTGGTATCTTTACAAGTCGTAGTATGCGTGAACGTGGAAAGTATCAGATTCAATGTATGAAGTCACGTAGTTCGACTGGTGTAGGTATGAAGATTGACTTGGATTATGACATTGAAACAATGCGTATTAGTGATAGCGATCCTGACGGATATGCGGATCAGCAAGCAAAGTACAGGCCTGCTCCTAGCCCGACTGATATTATGAGTAAATTAAAGCCACAATCAACATTATCATCGTCAGAACCTATTATTGACCAAACGACAGGTGAGATTATAGAACCGGAAAACAAGCGTATTATAGCAGATGTTCAGAGTAGTAAACTGAAGTCTTTGCTTAATTCATTAAAGAAATAATTATTGCTGTTAGAATAAATACTATTAGGATAATTATATGCAAAAACAAACTCGCAGCCTGCTACAGGAATTAGAGGCTATCGGTAATAACCGTGATACAAATCATATCATTGAAAGCCGTGGCCACAACATTATCACTAGTGCAATTAATCTGCTAGAAATGATTAATCATCACTACACACCTGAACAGGCAGCAGTTTTAGAACGAAAATTGCTACATGCTATCAAAAGCAAGGATCAAACTAAATTTGCCAAATCTTTAAGGAAAAATCGTGAAATTGAATGAATTTAAACAAAGAACAAAGAACCGTAAGTTAAACGAGTCACAACTGTCTGAATTAGACATGAGTGACGTTATAGGTAACTACGGAGCAGCCGGCGTAAAAACGATAGCTGATAAAATCAACCCTTTTAGCAAAGGTTCCGGAAAGATCAGTGTTAAAGATAAAATGGCCAGTGAGATGTTTGTTAAAGACTTCATAGGTCGTGCTAGTGAAGATTTAGCTAGAGGTATAAAAGCTGGTTTAGTAAATCCAAAACCAGCTACAGCTCCTGAACCAGAAAAAGCTGATCCTTATAAGCCGGGTGATAAAGCGACAACGCCAACAACGCCAACAACGCCAACAACGCCAACAACGCCAACAACACCGACAACACCAGCAGGGCCCGATAATAGAATTGATCCTACAATGGATCCGGAAAAAACAACAGCGGCATCAACATCGTCCGGCGCAACAGCACCCGGGCCTGCATCATTGGCAGCGGCAGGAGCAAATGCTCAAAAACAGACTAATCAGAACTTAAATGCTTATGTACAAAATGCATCCAAAACTTTAAATTCTGCTACAAGCCCGCAACAGAAGATGGCTCTAACTAAAGAGTTAGTTAATTTTATGGCTGACCGCAAATCTTATCCTGAATGGAATAATGCAGTAGCAACAGTACAGCAAGTTATTAAGCGTGGTGGATTAGATGCTAATTTTGCTAACTCTGCAATGAATAGAGTTAAAGCCGGTCAGACTATGGCAGAAGCATGGCAAATATATGCTATTAACAAGTTGCTTGAAGCAGTTAGTATATCATGGCGTGATTTAGGTCTAGTAGCATTAAACGAAAGCAAAAATTCTTGGAAAGTAGTTGATGCAAAATATCATAAACTAAACAATATATTTGAAAGCATTTTGGAAGCAGACGGTGAGTACCCTGACACTATCAGTTCTTATCTACAAAAAATGTTCAAAAAATATACAAAGGGTATTACAGTAGATCCTGCTACAATTAATCGTGTGAAACAAATTGCCGACCAAGCAGAAGCAAACTATAATAGTATGAATCCAATGAAGCGTGGAGCGAGACAAGAACTTGCCCAACTAGGTAATATGGCATATGCTCTATCATATAGAGATAGTGAAGGTTATAAGCACGATAAATTTAGTGCGACTGATGCACAATCTACACCTCAGGCAGGTGCCGGTGATACTGGTGGCTTAGATGCGTTGAGAGGTAGAACAAGCGCAGATGCAGGTGCTACATCATCTACAGCACCATCTACTGCTAGTGCAGAAGAAATAGCACCTGCTACTACTCAAATGATTAATCTTATCAATAAGATGACAACAGCAGAGTCAGGTGACGATCTTACAAAGATTGTAAAACTATCATTGCAAAAATTGTATAAAGCAGACAAAGCCGCATACAGTGCATTAATGAAAGAATTGCGCGGTAATGTTTCTGCTCCTAAGCAAGAAAAACCTGCAAGCACATCATTTGTTCCTCCATCAGCACCAGCGCCAGCACCTGCTCCAGCTACTAAGCCTGCAGTAACTGCTGAAAGTAAAATTAAAACTTATAAAAAGTGGGGACAAAAGTGAACTTAACTGAATCTTTAGCTTTATTATCAAGCAAAATAGATCAGTTGTCTACTGTGGTTGCAGAGGCAAAAGGTCACTTAGACCATCCTGAAGATTTGATATTTTTAGATGGTACTCAAGGTGCAAATCGTGCAGTCCAAGCTTCAGTTGATACAGTTAAAAACCCCGCAACAGTTACAATCAAGTGGGATGGATATCCTGCATTAATTTTTGGTCGTGGTGATAACGGTAAATTTAGTATTATGGACAAACATATGTTCAATAAGAAAGACTTATCAGGTAGACAAGTGTTCAGTCCTGAGCAATTTGTTCAGTACGATAGAGACCGCGGTGTTGACCGATCAGGATTACATCAGTTAATCGCAGAAATTTGGCCTGGTCTTGAAAAGTCAGACAGAAGTAAAGGTTACTATTGGGGTGACTTACTATTCAGTCAGCCACTGCAAGACCAAAACGGTATGTACAAGTTCAAAGCAAATCCTAACGGTATCGCATACACAGTTGAAGCTAACAGTGAAGTAGGACAATTATTTAAAGGCAAACAAGCCGCTATTGTTGTACATCAATTCATTCCTCCAAATGCCGCAACCACAGATGAAGCAAGTCCCTTAGATGGTGGCATTGGTAGTTTAAAAAATAATAGCAATGTAGCTATTGTCCCTGCTAAAATGCCTATCACTCCTAAACTAAAGATAAGCAGTAAATTAGTTAACAAAGCACAATCTGATATTAAAAAGTATGGTCCTGCTGTGGATCAGTTATTGAACACTGCACCGCAAGCGTCTACTACATTTAGAGGATTGTTCACAACTTATATCAATAAAAAAATTGTTGCTGGTGATTTGAATAATTTAGTAGATGGCTTTATGGAATACTTCAACAGTCGTCCAATGACTGATGCTATGAGAGCAAAGTTGACTCAGCACCTAGAAGCCAATAAAGCAGGACTAGTAGGAGCATTCACTATCTGGGCTAGTTTGTATCAATTGAAAATGGCTATTGTGGACCAACTCAATAAAGCCGCAGAAGCAAGTCCTGTCAAAGGCTATCTACAAGACGGTACACAGACCCAAGAGGGTTTTGTCAGTAACGGACTCAAATTTGTAGATAGAATGGGCTTTAGTCGCCAAAATCTAGCCGGAAGATAACCTCAAATCCTGGATTTTTTTGCATTAGGCATAAATATTATTATGAATCAGTAGGATTCAAAATATTTAAAGGAATTTTAAAATGGCACAATTTACACGTGTAAACGGCGACTTTCAACCGTTAATGAACTATGATGCAGATGCATACACAAACGCAGGCGTTAATGCTATCACTTCTGGTGCAACTGTACAACCAGCTGGTCCTAAACTAGCTTTTGGTACAGTTACTTTCACTGGTGCGGCTACTCCAACTGGTGCTGATCTTGCAATCGCTTTCCAAACTATAGAGCAATTGTCTACAGTTATGATGTACGAGTTCACTGAAGTTGGTGACAACACAGATACATTAGCACTTGCTATCTATCCAGTTGGCGCATGGGACTTCACAAACGCAGGAAGTCTTGACGTAGCATTGACAGCAGCCTTAGGTTATGCTGTTACAACAGCGGCTACAGCTACATTCACAAACTAATCTAATTAGTTTTGAGAAACAACCCGAGATTTATTCTCGGGTTTTTTACGGCTATTAAATAGCAGTATGAGTTTTAAAATTTCTTGCTACACACTATTTGATATCACCGATACTGGAGTGTTGAACCGTAGTAAACCTGATCCAGAGTTAGAACTGCGTGACTGGTTATTAAAAAGAAATACTCAATGCAATTTTGATACTATCTTGCAAGCTATTTCTCTACGTTCTCAACCTGAAATACTAAAACTTCCTGAATTAATAAAAATTAAATTTAATGAGTTTCAAGACTTTGGATTTCTGTTTGAACAGCAAGATAGTGAAGAATACAATTGCTGGACCTTTGATTTTGAAATACAACATCTTAGTGTATTTGATAACGGCATATCTGAGCTAGGTGCATTATATGATGATTGTGATGGTATACCTATGTTAAAAGTAGGAAACGAGTGGGATAAACTTCCCGAGTTTTTAGATGCGTCAGACGAACTCAAAAATATATATTTTAAGATTACACAATATGATTAATGAAACACGCATAGAAAAGTTTGTAAGTCAGCAACTTTTGCAAAATTTACAAGATATAGTGATATATCAGGAAAACGACGGGAGCTACAAATTATTCAATGCCTACACAATTTCTAAAAATCCACAGAAAGAGTACGTAGTAACCGGGAACACTGCAAATGCTAATACTAAATTTTATGTACTAAAAAACGCAGTAAGCTGGTGCATATTTGATAAACGTAATAAAATGTACGAAGCAAGAAGAATTACAGAATTGGACAATAAGCTGGTATCAATTGATGTAGATATAAACATACATCAGAATTTGTTCAAAAAGTCTAAAGTTACCGATGATAAATTGATGTATTTGGCTAAACTGAATGAAGATAGAATTAAAAAGAAGAATATAATTAGGGAATTGGAAGGCTACGTAACTGAATCAAATAGCTGGCAGAAGCAAAGATTTAACAGAAAACCGTAACAATAAGCCATAAAAGATAAATACTTTATACTAGTCTTGGAATAACACTATGAAACTAAACGATTTTGATAATAAGCCAGTAGCAACTGCTACTAAAGCACTTAAGCAACATTTTGAACTACCCTTCCAGGTAGAAGGAATGTCTATGCCTATAACTCAAACTATGCTACGTAAAGTACGCGGTTTGATGAGTGAAACAAAACAACAACCAAAGTTTTATCAAAGCCAAAATAATGCAAGTTATATGAAATTGGTTTTTATGGAACAAGCGTTGTCACAACATTACAGTGAACTAAGATCACGCCCACAAGCACGTATCGTTGTAGAGAACGAAGAAGTAGAAAAGTCACAAACTATTCTTGCCGCACAAGATATGGTTGACTCTATCCAGAAGATGGTTGAGCAAGTCAGCGATATGATAGTTAAAGAACTACCTGCATTAGTTGATTCAGTTCAATCTGAAATTGGTGTTAACGAGAGTTCATCATTCAGTCAACAAGCTTCAGAAGCATTGACTTCATTGCAAGCCGCATTGACACAAAGTCAGACTACAATGAAGTCTGCTGTCAACGGTATCACTGGTCAAGGTGGTGCTGAAGCGTTTGATACAGATATGGGCGGTGATATGGGCATGGCTGGTGGCGAAGAATTCGCTGACTTGAGTGCGACTGAAGAATTGCCTGATGGCGGTGAAGCAGATATATCTGCTGATATCGAAGAACCTGAAGAGCCAGCAGTTGGACCAGTGGGCCGCGCAAAAAGATAATAACTATGTTATTGTTTGAACTCGATAGTCCAACACCGCTTTTAGTAAAACTAATCGCTGTTGTCAGTCAACTAAAAACTCAGATTGACAACGGTGAAGAAAAAAGCAATTGGACTGTTGATGAATTTCTTTCATATCTAAAAGATAATGAAATCATATTAGACAAAACAGATTTGTATGATATGATAAAAAATCCCCCTCTTAATACAAAGATAGCTAACATTAAAGCAGGAAATGTTATCTTCAAAGGACATGATACTCCACCTGCACCCGAAGAGGATGAGAGTAAAAAGATTGTCAAACAAATGGCTAAAAATACTCTCAAGTAAATGAAAAAACTAATGGTATGTGGGTGTAGCTTCAGTGCACCTAGTCATAAACCAGAATATGCCAATACAGCGTGGGGAGAAGTCTTAGCAAAAAAACTAGGATGGGATGTGCAAATACTAGCACGACAAGGCTGTAGTAACGGTGGCATAAGAATTCAAATAGATGAAGTAATCAGACAAAAGCCTACATTTGCTATTATAGTTCCTACTAACTATGATAGGATTGAAATACCTGTACAAAAAGATAAATTAAATTTCAGTAATAAAAATCTTTGGCAAAAGATACAAGAATTTACTCAACATACCAATGATCCTACTCTAATCGGGTATGATCCAGCAATAGGCTTAGACAATATTAATTACAAAAACAATGACTATAGAATGATAAGCGAGACTATACATAGTTTGGTTACTGATTGTCCTCACTATTATAGAAAAGAATCCATTTCAACTAACACGCAGAATGCAGTCAAAGAATATCTCAACAATTTATACGATCCAAATTGGAAACATCAGACTGACAAATGGATCATACGTGACGGTTTGACCCAATTGAAATATCATAATATTCCGTTCTTAGTTGTACCTGGCACATTATTATGGAGTTCAGTTGAAGAACTAATAAAAGACTTGACTATTGTATTAGATGAAAAATATCTAATAAAAGATTTAACATTGACTCCCTATGGCATTCAAGATATCTATCCGTTTAACGGAAAAGAATCTAACGATTATGAAAAAGACCCCGGCTATCATACTAGTCCTACTGGACAAGAATTTTTAGCTGAGACATATTATCAACTAATTAAGGATCGTTGGGATTTAGTCTAAATACAAGATGATTAATCTAACCGAAAAAGCATCTAGCAAAATTAAACAAACTCTTGCAAAAAGAGGTAGTGGATTGGGAAT